TCAATCATATGCGTCTTTTCGTCAAATTCGCTCCAGACCAGTCCCTCGAAATTTTCCCATGACCCGAATACATACCTACGGACCCATCGCTCTGGCTGTTCAAGCCTATCCACGATATAGTCCCATGGTAGATAAGGGTTATCACAATGCATGGGTGTAACCTCTTTCTGACAAGTCGGAGGAGGTACATCATCTTGCCATATCTGACCTTGCACCCATTTATATCCCTTCATACCACCTTTCCGTATCCATCGTTTCCATACCCAGCTGTGTCCATTTGGGTTGGCTGTCGCAAAACTTCTTCTCGATGCGTTTTTCCTTCTCATCTGACCGATACACGCTATCCATACATTATCAGATATCTCCTCAATCTGGTCAACGAATACAGCACCGATGTTCATAGACTTAACTTTCTGCATAGCCTCTCGACTCTCGTCAAGCTGCATATAAAAAACTTTGCTCCCGTTTAAGAACTCGATTGATTGCTCACTTCGGTCATGCCTCTTTATAAGGCGGGGGTCTACTATGTCAAAAAACGATACTAGGGTTGATTTCTTCAGAGCCCCTAATGTTTTACGTCCTAGCAATATAATGTTCCTCTCGAAACTGATGGCTTCGATGATTAGTTGTACCATCAACCAATCTGTCTTCCCCCATCCTAAGGAACCCGCCGCTAAGACATGTTTCTCTGTAGAGTCGAGCAGTTCCTTCTGCTTTATAAGAGCCTTAGATTGTTCTCCTTCAGCCCCCCTAAATCCTACATATATATCCATAAAGCCCTTTTGGTAAAAACCATGTGGTCGCTATATAGGGAGAAGCGTGACGCATCTAGCGGTGCTACCCCCCCCCTCGAGCCGTGCTAACCTAATAATATACGCACCTACACACCTTTTATTATGGTGCTAAGCCCATCATCATGGGTCTTTGAGTTTGTTGCTGGGGTTATCTCAGCGTCTACAGCATTAAAATTTTTCTTATTATATGTGGTGACACCATCACCAAATGATATATTGATATCAATGTTAGCACCAGCGTTCTTACCTCTATCAGCATACCTATCTCTGTCCAGAGATTTCAATCTGAATAACCGCTCTACCATGTTCTTAGGTTCTAATGCATTCTTTTCTGATACCGATTCTAGGTTCATCAATTCAATCTTATCACATATCTTCCTTACTTTATTATATAAGCTATTAAATATCTTATCAGCTTTCAGTGCTACAGATACATCTGTCTTATTATATCCAAATTCATCACAGATAGCACCAATTGACACGCTGGGCTGTGCTAACCAGTGCTGGAAGAGATTACGCTTCCAATCCTCAGATAACGGTGATAACAATTTATCTATATCTTTTTTGGTAGCAGTTTCATCGGTGCTGGGTGGTACAATTCCAGCTGGTTTTTTATTAGATTTAATGGATTTACTCTTCTGCATTGCTTCAAATATATCTGATAACTATTCTGACAGCAATATTTTTCTGATAGTAGGCTTAGAGGAGAAAATCAATTCTACCTAGAAAATAGTCATATATATAGCAGAAAAAACTTGACTCATATATACTATTTAGTATAGATTTATTTCATAAATCGTTAACAAAATAGGAGATTACACGATGAATACAGTAAGAGAAATGAGAAGAGAAATAGCTAAGTTGACCTCGCAAGGGACAATCAAGCAAATAGGTCAAGCACCGAAGGCAATAGCTGGTACAATTGCTATGATGAACAAGGAGCAATGTGAGGATGTACTCGCAGATTCTCAGATACACTGGGATGATTTGAAATCAGCTGTTGAGAAGAGAGAAGGCTATCTACATCAGAAGAGAGTTGGAGCTGATAACGGTAGCGGAGACTCAGAGCCTAGACCTATAGGTGGAGATAGAACTAGACAAAAACAAGAAGGAGAAAAAACTCCAGCAGAGAGACAAGGAGAGAAATGGAAAGCTAGCCAAGAGAATGCTGATGCTAACATCGAAGAGAAAATGAACCAAATCAATGATAATCAAGAAAGCGGAGACTTCCAGCTACCGAAGGGAAATGATGATGAGCAGTTCGTAACAACGAAGGGAGTTAAATCCACTGAAGAGGTTCAAGATATGATAGGAATAAAACCTCTAGCTAAAGCTGTTGATGCTCTTAGCAAACAAGGTATCGAGCTAAGCAAAGCTCTCTATAAAGACAATAAAAAAGACATCAGATTATGTGCTAAGGAAATTAGTGATGTTAAGAGAGAGAACAGTGATAGAATAAAAGAGGTTTGGGATGCTAGTAAGAATATGATATCTAAGCTTGAAAAGAAAATAGAGGAGGGTCAAGGAGGAGAGATTAAGATAATATCTCATGAGCCTAAAGACATCACTCTAAAGGATGAGCATTATCATCCACAATTCAAGAATATAGCTCAGATGCTACCTATAGCTAAGCAAGTTATGCTGGTAGGAGATGCTGGAACCGGTAAAACATTCGTAGCTAATCAAGTAGCTGATGCCCTAGAGCTTAAATTCAAGCACATCTCTTGCAGTGGCGGAATGAGTGAAGGAATGCTGATAGGTAAGATGCTATTCGATGGAACATTCGTTAGCACCGACTTCTTGGATTGTTATGAGAATGGCGGAGTATTTCTACTGGATGAGATGGACTCAGCAGATGCTAACTTGTTAGTGGTACTGAACTCAGCTCTAGCGAATGGATATCTATCTGTACCGAACAGAAAAGAGAGTCCAACAGCGAAGAGACATGATAGTTTTTTCTTGATAGCGTGCTGTAATACTTTCGGAACCGGTAACGGCTCGAGAGTTTACGCTGGTAGAAATAGACTAGATGGTGCAACGCTTGATAGGTTCTATACAATCGACTTCGATTATGATAGAAAGCTGGAGACAAAACTAGCTGGAACACAGCAAGTTATGAAGGATGCTATATGGAGACTAAGAGATGAGGTGAAGAGACAGAGACTAGATAAGGTGGTTAGCACTAGATGGATACAGCAAGGACAGATGACTCTAGATAACACAGATAAATCTCTTGGAGAGTTTATTGAAGAGAAGACTCTATCATGGACAGATGCAGAGAAGAAAAAATGCGGTGTTGCTGGTATCATCGAAGGAGCTAAATAATGCATTTCGCTAAGAAAGCAAGAGCATCTCTTGATAAGGTGATAGCTAACCATCAACCTATAGCTAATAAGTTTCATGGGTTGAAGGATAGAGACCACAAAAAGTTTCATAGAGGAGCTAAGCATCCATCAGAGCTAGTTATCTCTAGGAAATATGATAAGCAAGAAGGAGATATGATGTATCTATCCCAGTTTGAGGATGCCTCAGAGCTACCAACATTCTTTGAGAAGACACCTCACAGAGCGAACTCATTTATAGCTAGTCTTGATTATGTGGGTAGGAGTAGGACTAGATGGATGATGGGTAGCTATAAGGATAGAGATGCTCAGATGTTCGAGAAGGTTCTTGATAAAGTCGATAGCGGAACAGCTGTAAGTGACGTGCTAACGTATATGGATGAGTTCAGAGATGAGCTTGAGTTATCCGGAGCGTTAGACCTATCAGAGACTATCAAGAACTGCAAGAGGACACGCAGATTCAATGCAGAAGGCGGAGAGCTTGATATCGATAGAGTGATGGAAGGTAGCGAGGACTACTGGATGCAGACAAAGAGAGATGGTAAGCAAGAGTTCTTGAGGATAGTCATCAATCTATCTCTATCATGTGGTAACACATCAGAGGCTCATGCTAAGCTGTTAGCATCCGGACTAGTTACAGCTGAGACCCTAGAGAAGCTGGGATATGGTACAGAGATATATGTCGGTTACTTTGGCTCTATGGGGTATGGTGATGATAATTGTGAGAGAGGATGGATGGTTAAGGTTAAGGATTGCACAGAGCATCTAGACGAGCAGAGGATAGCATCTCTAGGTTGCTCCGGAATGCAGAGAGTCTTCTCTTTCGGTATGAATGAATACCTCTATAATAAAGTAAACCACTATTGTATAGAGGCAACGGATGAGATGATTGACTTCATGGGTGCTGATGTGTATATAGGTCAGCAATGGACTGAGGAAGGAAGGCAAGTGGAGCTAATCAAGAAAGCGGTGCTAAAGATAGCGGAAGGTAGATAAGTCTAGAATGGTTCAAGCGGAGGTTCGATTCCTCCGCTAGACTCTAGTTTTTTTTAATAACAAAGGAGTAGAAAATGAGAGTACTATGGGAATTAAGAAAGTTGTTAAAGCGGTTTGATTATTTTACGAGTGGTGATGTCCACGCTATAGTCAACCTATTGAGTAAGTTTAAACAAGAGAAAGAAAACACCAAGGGCAGTATAACACTTGGCGAGTTTGTTCTCTCTAGGTATACATACTTAGAGGACTTTGAAACTAATGATAAGGAGATGAAATAATGGAACAAGTGCAAATAACAGCAACGACTCTGCTTGGTATATCGATAGTGCTAAGCTTGGTGATAGCTTATTGTGTATCTGAGATTAAGAGATTGAAGGATATACTCAAGATTCATAGAAATGATAAGCTGTATTATATGGATGAAGAGAGAAAGTTGATAAAAGAAAATCAACACCTAAAGTCTCAAGTGATATCGTTACAGAGTATAACCGGTGCTAACGATACTTATAATAGATAGTTGGAGGCATAGCTTGGGGAGGTTACTCCTATTTCCTCCCCAAGTTTTTTATCAATAGGAGAAAAGATTTTAATAATAAAGGAGTAATGAGATGAATAAATGCAGTATATGTAGGAAGGAGTATGATGGATATGGACACAACGCTGAACCGATTAACAGCGGTCGTTGTTGTAATAAGTGTAATAAAGAAGTCCTTAAAGCTAGGATGGTTGAGGTTAAAGATTTGGCGGAGGGTACAATCGGGATAGCCATGACTCTCAAAGATGTTATGATTGAGAACCAAGTTATGAAAAATATGATTAAGGTGCTAACCGATACCCAGCCAGATTTGAAGAAGCCGATTGATACATTTATCAAGTTGGCTACAGAAGAAATTATTAACGAAAACAAGAAAGGAGAAGAAAATGAGTAAAAAAGATGCGAAGTTCAATATGTTGTTAGATGGATTCCTAAGGAGTAAGACAGCACAATCCTTATCTCCGGAGGAGCTGGAGGATTTGCTTAAGAGCGTTGAGGGTAAAGGAGATGCTGATATGCAAAGGATAACAGCAATCAAAAGCTCTGAGTTAGCACGACATTGTGAGGAGAATCTTAGGAGATATAAAACTGTCTTAGAGGATATGGTCTCTGTACTAATCTCGGCATATAGGAATGGTTGCTTGGATAGTATGATTGAGCATGCCGGCAATTGTAGTCCGGATGATGTTCAGATAAACGATGTTAATGGAGTTGTTGACATGGAAGGATTATCTGAAAAAGCTAAGCTTAAACTCCAAGAGAAAGCTAAGCATGGACAGATGTTGTTCTCTGAGAAAGGTATGAAGAAATTCCTTAATTTTGTTGAGAAGGATGCCGGTAAAGTCTTCTTAGATATATGGGAAGATATAGGATTCTTAACTCATACATTAGAGGCTATGGTGGCGTTTGAGGTCGCTACTCCGGAAGAAATACAGAAAGGTATTAAATCTATTAATAAGATTGATGGAGATATATCTGTGAAAGATGTTCCGGAGATTATAGATATTGATAAGGAGGTGCTAAACTAATGAGACCAACGATATCAAAACAAGAGAAAGCTAAAAAGAAAGCCGGTATGCAACACTATCCACTTTGGATTCCAAGATGGGAGTGGGCAAAATTTATGGCTACATGCAAACTAAAAGGAAAAACCGCTAGACAAGTTATCGAGGACTTGATTAAAGCGTGGACAAATCATAACAACCCCAATCTCGACTAGACCCACCTAAGAGAGTTGCATTCTGTGGAATGTATATCCATGGAGTGCTAACTCTCTCCTAACATCTTCAACACTTCTAGCAATCATAACAATCGCTCCCCTAGATTTCTTATAATCCAGCCAAATCTTTTGAAGCTCAGTTGCTTTACCCTTAGCACGCTTCACCTCTATCGCTATGTATTTTCCATCAGCCATACATCCGATTATATCAGCTATTCCCTTCTTTCCGTATCCGGTATTGCTAATCACATCAGCTGAGCATCCAATCTTATCCAAGAATCTCATTATCTCAGATTGAATCATTTTCTCTGTCTTCTCTTTTTTCTTTTTAGTTGTCTTCTTGATAGTCACTTTCATCGTATGGCTCTCCCTCTAAATCTACTATTAATTTAATTACAAACTTAGCACGCTCCTTGCTAACACCTTCAGTTAATTTGCGAAACCAGAAAATATTAAAAACAGAATATCCATCTATCTTAGTGTTTCTCCCAGTCCACAAGCCAATCTTCTCCACTCCTTCAACTCCGAAGTCAACCCATTTGACTTGCTTAGCATCCAAACATTTCAGGCGAGGCTCAGGGAACTCCATTCCCCAGCTGAGTGCTAACGCCGTCATTTTCCTGCAACCTGACCTGAATTTCTCCTGATTTTTTCTCTGGGTCTTCTTGTCCCAGTCAAACCAGTTAGCATCCATCCAATCACAGAAGGACTTAAATGTTTTATGTTCGTCTGTATCCCAAAAAGATTGAGGCATCACTCCTCCTTAGTTGGAACAGAGTTCCCTCTGTTTTTTATAGCGACCATAAGCTGTTCAGCAGATTTAGACCAGTAACCATTAGCATCATCTATCAATCTCTGTATAAACTCTACCATGATTTTGTTCTGCATCTCTATATCATCTATCTCTTGAATTAACTTCTCTAATATAGCTCCTTTCATACTATCTCCTTTTGTTTGTTACCGAT